GCACCGGACTTGGCGGCAGAAAGCGTAGTGCGGACGGTTTCTGGGTTGGAAATAGCAAACGTTACGGCGACCGCTGGAGCGCTGCTAGCGGTAAGTGTGAACCCACCTGCGGTCGAATTAGCAGAGGCTGTAACACTTGTAACAGTGCCGGAAGAACTAAGCGTTAATGGGGCGGTCGAAGAAAGCGTCAGCCCGGTCCCAACAAGAATTTCTTCGAGCGCCCCCGCTGTAGTCGCTGCACGCCCAACAAGCCGCGATCCGGCAGCGGTAGTCAACCCCGAACCGGTAGCGAGACCTTGTGGGGCAATAAGCGCCCCGTTAACTTTCGATGAGGCAGGCAGGTTCGCGGTGCCGTCTGCGGAAACCTGAACCACCCGTGACGCGGGGATTGTGATGAACACATCCTTTACGCCAGCGCTAAAGGTAACTGCATTATTGGAGTTAGAGGAGCTAAGGGTCACGGTACGCGTAATCGTATTGGCAGACGTATACGTACCGAGCCCGACTTCCCACTCATCGGCGGTCTGATGTTGCACTGCGTAATAGCAAGTGTCGCTGGTAGACATCACCGCTGAGAATGTTCGATACCCAGTCGGAGCCGTCCCGGTCACAGAGTATGGTGAACCGGTAGAGCTAGAAGTATCTCGGACACGATCAGCGGTGATATGCGGCATTGTCAGCCTCTACTAGGTAAGCTGGAACAAGCCGTTGGTGGCATCGAAGTCCACCGTCAGCGTTTCAGTATCAGCCAGCGAAATGGAAGAGCCGTAGTCCCACCATGCGATAAGCGGTTTGGCAGGGGTAGAAGTCGTATCGTTATAGAGGACGGCGTACCTAAACGGCCCGACAGTACCACCGGCTGCTGTGAACACAACGTCAGTTGCGGTCGCCTTTGCGGTGCCGCTCGCAGTAGTGGTCGTTATGGTCGTCGCTGTACCGCCAGAGGGGTACCCGTTGACAGCAGAAATCTCGGTAAGATTGGCCTTGACAGTATTCGTGTTGACCGGCAGCGTATTGGTCAGCATAACCTTGAAGACATGAGCATCGAAGTCATGCGCTCCGTCGATCAAATCTTCCGTAAATTGCAGAAACTTGTTGTATGTAGCCATGTCCTAGTCCTTTCGCTTCTTGCTAGAAATCCGCACGAACACGGAACTTCAATACATCGTAGACGGTGTGAGTAGCCCCGTTGAAGCTTACTTCTACCTCAGCTTCATACGTTCCCGGTTCAATATTGAGTATTCCCCCGGAGAAGTCAAACCGCACAACACCGTTGGCGGCGTCAACTTTTGTGCACACGATAACAGACGGCGCAGCCACACTTCCGGTAGGGCGAAAATTTACGCGGACTGTAGTCGTCGAACTAGACAGGTTAAGCGGAGCGCCAGTTACCTGATCTGTAAGCGTCAAGGTAATATCTGGCTTGGTATCGCCCTGAACAATTCTAATGACACTTGCCATATACCACCTATGCCAGCGGGCGCATCTGAACGCCCATCGACGCCCGAGCAACACCTAAGTTAGCTTTAGCACGCCTAGACGCAGTTTTATAGGTAAATTGTTTGGCGTGATAGGTCGCGAGTTCCCGATCCGTCCACGACTTGTCGGGGAGAACCAGTAGTTGTTGCAGCGCCCCGTGAACGATAAGCTGCTCGCACTCATCGAACGGCGTCTTATCCATCCCAGAAGCGTCGGGGGTAGGTTTCAGGGCTACGAACAGCTTGATGTCGTAGGTTTTAGAACTATCCGGCGTCGGGGCCAGAATGAACTGATCTGGGTCGAACTGGCTGATATGCCGGGGCATAGCCCGAGTATTGACATCCGTAGACGGCCACGCGGGATACAGCCGGTGGAAGTCGTCCTGCGTGGCGGGGGAGATAAAGTCCCCATTAACTGCCGAGTGGATGATCGCCACGACTTCAGTATCGTCCGGGGTCTCGTAGTCGTAATCGTAAACCCCCGGCGTAAGCCGGATCAGCGGCTGCTCGTACCGCCAGACTAGGGTCTTCTCGCAGACTTCGATTGCGGCGTCCCGAACGTACTGCTCGATGACAGGGCGAGGGCAACCGGGGACATTGGGAGCGATCTTGTTCTCTACGGACGTGAATAAGCGGGTAGCCATTACACGAGTTCCTTCTTGTCGAGGCCAGCGGACTCGGTATCAGTCGCGATCCTAGACGCTAACGAGGAACTCAACATCTGCACAAACGACTGCTGGAAGATTTGCGCACGGCCAGAACTGACGTGCTCGTTGTCCACGGACTCAGCAAGGAAGATAATCCCGTCCACAACGACCGGGAAGTACGCGTCAGACAGCAACGCGATGGTATCAACTGCTGCGTATTCCGCCGGGGTCTGCGAGTATTCCCCGATCAAGACCTGCCCAACAGGAGCTTTCGGGTAGATAAAGAACCTATTGGCGTTGCGGGGGTGCCGCATCCAGCTGACGCAAGGACCAGCGGTCTCGCTCACCCACGCGGGGTACGTCTGATCGAGTATCTCGCGATTAGTCTCGCGAACCCCTGACCCACCTTGGACCTGAAAGATTTCCATGATGCGGATGGAGTCAGCCGGAGCAGACTGGAGAACGCTTCCGGCTGTGCANGTGATCGCGCCTATATATGCAAACAAGTCGGGTCGTAGCAGAGCAATCCGCTTGAGCGTCTGGTTGCCCAGCCCCAGCAAGAAAGCATCCGAATAACGCTGGAGATCAGCGTTTGTGTTGGTGTCCTGCAATAGTCTGCGGACTTCTGCTATGACATCGACAAGTCTCATGTGGGCAACTTCCGAGATGCGTCAGCGTTAAGCTCAGGGAATACTATAGCAGGTTCCTCGGGGATTGTCTTGGTCTCCAAGTCTACCTGCGGCTTGCGCCCACGCTGCGCTTTCGGGACGAACTTCTCAGGGAAAGCCTCTTCCTCCGAGACCTCGACCACACGAGCGTTCTCCGCAAGATACTCATTCCAGTTGTAGATCGTGCCCTTGTCGATATGCTTAAGGTATCTGGTCATTTTCCGCTCCTAGCTGCACGCATATTGTCTACCAAGTTGGGGTACGGGCGACCGGCCTTACGCGCAGCCGCTTTTGCCCCAGCTTTCTGTTCCGGTGTCAGTGGGTTTGACTTACCTAGCCCTTTCGGACGCGGCTTTTCCCAGACCGGCTTCTTCATTTCTAACTCCTGTTAGCACTTCCATGCGCGGAGAGACTTATTGATCCGGCTATTAGGATCGTTCGCCGTCTTCTCGCTCGTCAGTTTAGCCTTCATGCCCTTCATGCGGGCGCAGAAGCTGTCGCGCCGGGCACCACCTTCAGGCTGCGGAGCTTTGAGCCCCGGCTTACCGGGGTTCGCAGCATTATATGAAGCACGCCCTTTGGCGTTGAGCCCGCCACTGGGGTTCTTACCTTCCTTGCGGGTCCACGCGGGGGTGCTAGGCATATCAGGCATCCTCATAAAATACGGTAATCGTCGTATCCGCAGGAACGACTACGTATATACCAGTTTTGAATAGGATACCAGTGTCGGGCATGTCGATCTCATGCGTTCCCTTGCCGTAAGCATCGAAATGGTAATGCGGTTCACCGCCTGTCGGAGCCGTATCTAAGTTGTAGAACTCGATCACTATGTCTGGCGAACCTGTATGGAACACAAGCAGTTTACGGAAGTACGCCCGGTCTCCCGTTATAAGCCCAGACACCGATATTTGTTTAGCTTGCACGCCGTATGCCATCGTGACCTCCTAACGAAAGGGGGGCCGAAGCCCCCCGATCAATTACGACACATCGGTCAGCGTAGCGAACACACGGACGACAGCCGCACTCGGCACAGCCGTGCTGAGCGTAACGTCGATGGTGTCTTCAGCCGAATAGACCTTGCCGCCGCTCAGCGTCGGAGCATATGCACCAGCAGCAAGAACCGGCACGCCGCCGAACAGACCGGTCGAGGTAGAGACCGTAGCCGCCAGATAACCAGCGCCAGCAGTACCGTCACCCAGAGCCAGCGAGCCAGACGCGCCGACCGTGATGATCTCCATGCCGACGTTCGACACAACGGTCTTGGCCGGAACGGGGATCGCCTGAATAACGTCCGTGGACGTCAGGGCAGCAGCGCCAGCCGCAGCGCGGGCAGCGATGATCTTCGGGAAATCGAGGATAACCTCGACGCGATGGCACTTGTTAAGAGCCTTCGCGGGAAGCGCCGCAGTACCCCGATTAAACCCAATCGTATCAGAGATCGTAGCCATGTTTTAAGTCCTTTCAAGGATGAGGGTAGGCGGGGGCCGAAGCCCCCTGCCGATTAGAGCGTGACAACGCCGTGCGCGAGGGCTTCCGGCTTCACGGTCTGGAAGCCATACACCTGCAAACCACGGATGATGTTGCCGAAGGTGGACTCCGAACGGATCGTCTCCATCTCCGTCATCTGCGACGCGAAGGTGAAGCCCATCTTGTGGCCAGCCAAGATGTCGAACTTGCCACTCGTCACCGGGAGGTTATGGCTCATGTAGATGGTGAACCGGTCGATCATGCCGAGACGACCATTGCGAAGAACCGACTGAGCGTCACCGGTCAGCGAGGCGTCCTTCAGGTCCGACTTCTTGATGAAGCCAGCCATCTTGGCGGGGATGACCACGAAGCGGTTAGACTCCGGGACATTCGCTTCGTCGAGGACGGTACCCATGTCAACGAGGTAGTTGAGCACGTTGTCCTTGGTGATCGCGATAGCCGAACCAGTCGTGCCGAGGTCGATGTTCTTCGAGATACGACCAGCGCTTGCACCTTCGTTGAAGTCCGACACATCGGCCATGATCGCGCCAAGAACGCGCTGGTCGATCTTGATCTTCATACGCTCGGAAGCGTCCTTCGACCAAGTGTCCATCAGGTTGATGTCGGCCTGCACTTTATCAACATCATCCTCGATGCAAGCGAAGTACTCGCCCTTGTCGATGACCAGCTGAATTTTCGGCTTGT